ACCGTTACTGACCCAACTGCTGACCGCACGATTACGCTGCCTGACCAAACTGGCACGGCGATGCTGTGGCAAAGCGCATGGCCTGATGATCTTAATACAGATAATATTGCAATAGGCGATGGCGCACTGGAAAGCCTTACGTCATCTGGGGGTAGCTATAACGTAGCTATTGGACGTAATTGCTTACAAAATGCGACAACAGGCGGCTTTTCAGTAGCGATAGGAAATCGCACAGGTGATGAAATAACTACAGGTAGTGGCCATGTATTGTTAGGATATAATGCTGGGGGCGCACTAACCACAGCTTTTTATAATGTGGCGGTGGGTCAAAATAGCATGGCGCAGAATACCACAGATAGCTATTCAACTGCGGTTGGCGTAGGTAGTGGCGGTGGTGATTTTTTAACTGGCGGCACTTATCTTGGTTACAATGCAGGGAATATAGATGCGGATAGTAAAGACTACCAAGTAGCAGTTGGCTATCGCGCAATGGATGACTGCACTGGAGATAGGTCAGTAGCCGTTGGCGCTTTATCAATGTCAGATGGCTTCCATGTTAATTCAGTTGCTATAGGTTATGATGCTTTGGGACGTAGCTCCACAGGCAACCCATATTATAACGTAGCCATCGGTTATGGTTCAGGCAGTGCCTTATTTAGTGGGGACTATAATACGATTGCAGGTTACCAATCAAATGTATTATCCACATCAACCGCGAATGCAGTTATTATCGGAGGAAACTCGCGCGGAACAACCCAGAGCGTATCCATTGGCTACCAAGTGATGGGGAGTGCTACCGATGATAGCTATTATAATGTAGCGATAGGCTATCAAGCTGGCTATGATATGGATGGCGGTGATTATTGTGTCTTTATGGGGTATCAAGCTGGATATAACGGCGGGACAGGTAGCTATAATAGCGGGGTCGGTAATCAGGCATTGTATACTCTGACGACAGGGGCTGGTAATACAGGTATTGGTCACGGCAGCTTGTATGAGACCCAAACTTCAGACTACAACACTGCAATTGGAATGAACTCAGGCAGAGGTGTTACAGTAGGGTATAACAATACGCTCATCGGAATGCACGCTGGTTATTCTCAAGATAGTTCTATTACGGGCAGACTAACAGCAGGCTATAATGTAACGTGCCTTGGTTATGAGGCGATGCCATCAAGCTCCTTCGCAACAAACGAAATCACGCTTGGTGACAACGACATTACATCTTTACGCTGCAACGTACAGACAATAAGTAGCTTGTCAGATGAACGCGATAAAACTGCAATCGCAGACATTCCCTATGGCTTAGACTTCATCAACGACATGCGCCCAGTGCAGTTTACTTGGAGCCGCCGCGATGGGTCACTAGGTGCAAAGCCAGACATTGGCTTTATTGCGCAAGAGTTGCACGATGTTGAGCTAGACCACTCATCGTCATCACGCACACGATTGGTGAATTGGGCAAACCCAGAAAAGTTAGAAGCGGATTACGTTAGATCGTATCCTATTCTTGTGAAGGCCGTACAAGAACTGTCGGCAAAATGTGATGCGCTAGAGGCGCGTATAGCTACACTAGAAGGAAACTAAGATGGCTGTAAATGAACTAGACCGCGACTATCTAAAGTTGCTGCACATGTGCGATCAGATTGAAAACATCCAGAACGGTATGAAGATGGAACATGAGGGCGATGCTGAAAAGAAAAAACAAGTCGGCAACATGGTCATGCATTTGGAAGCGGAAGTGCTAGACAGCAAGTACACAGATGGCGGCAAAGACATGACGCGCATCAATAGCACCATCACGTCTGGTCGTACCTACTGGAAGTCATAATTCATGCTTGGCTTTACACCACTCTCATCTGCGCCACTCGCGGATAGTGGTCTAAGGCATTTTGTTGCTGCCAATGAGATAACGGTAGGCGCACCAATAGTTGACACAGCATCTGTCTTTGAAAACGAGACATGTAATGTTGACAGCATAACGCTAGGCGCACCTACGGTTGACAGCGTAACTTTTACGCAGGGCCACAACTTCTCTACGCAAAACATCAGCATGACCCCTGTTGTGGACAGCCTACCGTTCACGCAAGAGTACATTCTGACGGTAGAGGATATACTAGGTGGGGCGGCTACGCTGCCAGCAAGGTTTGTTTGGGACTTCCAAGAACCAGTGAGTGACACTTGGACAGAGCAGGCAGATGATGACAGCACTTGGACAGTGCAAGCGGATAGCGACAAGACATGGACAGAAGTTTCTGATATAAGTGACACATGGACAGAAGTAAGCCCGCCCAGTGATACTTGGTCAGACGCGGCATAAGGATTGAACAATGGCAGATACCACAACAACCACATATGGCCTTACAAAGCCAGAAGTCGGAGCCTCAGAAGACACTTGGGGTACAAAGATCAATAACAACCTAGATGACCTTGATGATCTACTTGACGGTACGACAGCCATTGCGCCAAACCTAACTGCTGGATCATGGCAAGTAGGCGGCACAGCAATTACCGCAACTGGCGCAGAGTTGAACTATTTAGACATCACAACGCTAGGAACATCAGAGGCAAGCAAGGCTTTAACCGCTGATGCAAATGGTGTTGTGACTTTTGATAATGGGATCGTAGAAGAATACACGGCTGTGACATCCTCTACCAACGCAACAACAGTAAACTTGCGTGATGGGTCTAACTTCAGCCACACACTCACGGAAAACACTACATTCTCATTTAGCAACCCTGCGGCAAGCGGTAAGGTATCTGCGTTTACGTTGAAGGTTGTGCAAGATGCGTCAGCATCAGGGTATGTATTGACTTGGCCTACAGCGGTAGATTGGAGCAATGGTCTAGCGCCATCCTTGTCTGCAACAGCGAGTGCTGTGGATTACTTTGTGTTTATCACGCATGATGGCGGTACAACTTGGTATGGGTTTGTTGCTGGTCAGGCTATGGGGTAATTTATGTCCGTAATTACAAACAAACTTATGCTTGGAACCAGTGACCTACCATCGCTGTACGGATACATTATTGATGCAGATGGAATGAATGTCACCAGAGTGCAGTCATTGAGCAATGGCGAACTAATTGTTTCTGGCGATGGCAGAATGATAAAACTTGACGCTGATGACTACTCAGAGCAGTGGGAAGTGTCGCATACAAGCAGCCATGATGACGATATCGGCATGGCAGTAGATAGCAACAATTACATCTACAATGTTTCTACTTATGACCCGGGTGCAAGTTCATACATTTATATTACGAAACATGACCCAGCAGATGGTTCTCAAGAAACGTACAAAAGAGAAGTAAGCGCGACAGGGATAACCTTTGACCACAACTCAGTGTGGGACACTTTTGTTTTAAGAGAAGATGCAGATAGTGTTATTGCAGCAAGAACAACAACAGTTGATGCAATATTCTTTGGGATTGACGTTGAGGGTGGGGATACGGGCATAGACGACAGAACCGTAGAATACAATAGCGGTGCTGGGTTTTTAGAAGGATTAGCGGATCGCGGCGATGGATATTTTTCCCAAGTAGGAAAAGATACAACTTCTCAAAACATCTTTGCTGGCTACGCATTGGCAAACGGAACAATTAACTCCACTCAGACAGTGCAGTATCAGATTGCAGGCGTGGATAAGATTGGCGGTGTCCCAAGTGTTGTTTCAGATGGCACAAGTCGCATATATGTAAGTAGCCTTGTAGATTATAGTAACGATAATTACACAGCCCTTTCTAAGTTTGATTTTAATGTAGCAAACCACTATCAAACTATTGCTTATGATTTATCAGGTGGCTCAAACAGACCTATTATGGTTATGGATGAGGATGCTGAATACATTTACCTGATGATACATAGCAGTTCTTATAAGGTATACTTCATTAAAATAGACTTAAGCGATATGAGCTTGGTTTGGGAATACTCTTTAAGAAATACAACTTCTGACTTTAGCTTAATCTGTAGACAAGGTTGCATAAAAAAAGATGATGGCAGTGTTGTTTGGGCATTTAACAATGGCCCAATCATCGTAAGTCCAGATGGTTTGCCTACAGGGACATTCGGCGACTTTGAGGTTCTTGAGGAGAGCAATGGGCTAAAGTCAGACCTAACATTTGACAGCTTAACAAGCATGAGTGAAACCGTGGCCTCAGTTACAGGCTACAACAGCGCTTTAACTTTTGAATATTGGTCTACTACTGACGTTGTAGACACGGTAACAAAACAGGAAGTTAGACTTTAAAGGAACCTTACAATGTATGTGAAAGTAACAAACGGAAGCGTAGACCAATACCCTTACACGGTCGCTCAACTGCGCCGTGATAATCCAAACACATCTTTTCCCAAGCGGATACCGCAGGCAACTTTAGAGGCTTTTGGGGTGTACTCTGTATCAGTAGGCGCAGAGCCATCATATGATGATCGCACACAGAAAATTGCAATGGCTTCTACGCCAACGCTCTCTGGTGGCTCTTGGTCAATCGGATGGACTGTAGAGAGTAAGACTGCGGATGAGGTGCAGGCGCATGATGATGCTGCGGCAGGTGCCAATCGCAAGAAGCGCAACCAATTACTAGCTGATACTGACTATCATGGGCTGTCAGACGCTACGATGTCTGCGGAGATGACTAGCTATCGTCAGGCACTCCGTGATATAACCAATCATGCAAACTGGCCTAACTTGTCAGATGATGATTGGCCTACAAAACCATAAGAGGGTTTAGCCCATGCCACTCATTCCACTACAAATTCCAAAAGGACAGTATCGCAACGGCACTGAATATATGTCTCAGGGGCGCTGGCGCGATGCAAACTTAGTGCGTTGGCATGACGATGCGCTGCGTCCAGTAGGTGGATGGCAGCAAAGGGGTTCGGTAGACCTTAGCATGAAAGTGCGTGGGATGATTTCGTGGGAGGACAACAACGACACACGGCGCGTTGCATTTGGCTCATATAACGCACTGAAGATTATGAACGCTGGTAATGTTGTCACAGACATTACGCCAACTGGCTTGTCAGCAGGGCGTGAGGATGCAACTGCATTTACTGGGTTTGGTGGTGGCTTGTACGGAACAGGTTACTACGGCACAGTGCGTCCCGATTTAGGCTCTACTCTGCCTGCTACGGTTTGGTCATTAGACAACTGGGGTGAATACCTCTTAGCAATGTCACCAGATGACGGTAAGCTATATGAGTGGGATTTGGTTGCATCAGAGGCTGCACAAGTTTCTAACGCGCCCACAAGCTGCTCTGGCTTCATGGTTACAGAGGAACGCTTTGTTGTATGCTTTGGTGCTGGTGGCGATCCGCGCAAGGTTCAGTGGTCAGATCAAGAGGATAATACGTCTTGGACTGCGGCTGCAACAAACCAAGCTGGTGATCTCAATATTCAGACCAATGGGACGATCCTTGCTGGCGTACGGACGCGCGGTCAGTCTTTGATTTTGACAACTGAAGATGCGCATACAATGACATACCAAGGCCCACCGTTTGTATACGGTATAGAGCGTGTAGGTACGTCATGCGGTTTGATCGGTGCAGGGGCTGTAGCCTCTGTTGACGCTGGTGTGTTCTGGATGGGGCGTAGAGGTTTTCATGTATACTCAGGTGGTCAGGTGCAGGCTATACCTTGTGAGGTTGGAGATTATGTGTTCTCTGGCATGAATACGGCACAGCGCAGTAAGACTTATGCTATCGTAAATAGCGCATGGAATGAAATCTGGTGGTTCTATCCTAGCTCAGAAAGCAATGAGTGTGACCGCTATGTTGCGTATGACTTTGCAGAAAACATCTGGATGACAGGCGACTTGGATCGTGTCTGCGGTGTTGATCGCGGCGTTTTCCGTGACCCTCTGTGGATTGATGCAGATGGCATTCTGTATGAGCATGAGATTGGTTACGACTACGGAACAAGTACGCCATATGCTGAAACTGGCCCGATTGCGCTGGGTACTGGCGATAATATCTTGAATGTTGTTGAGTTGTTGCCAGACGAAAAAACGCAAGGCGAAGTGCAAGCTAAATTTAAAACGCGTTATTACCCAAACGCAGAAGAACGAGAGTATGGCCCATTTTCTATGAGTAACCCTACATCTGTACGTTTTCAGGGTCGGCAAGTGCGTATGCGTGTAGAGGGTGCGCAAAGCCAAGATTGGCGCGTTGGCATTATGCGATTAGACGCGCGACAGGGTGGGCGTAGATGAGAATTGTCCCACCGTTTACCCAAGATGTTAAGTCATTTGCTGAGAACTTACGGCGTTATCTTGGCAAGGCATTGAACCAACTAGATGCAAAGGATCAATATTCATCTGCTGCGGAAGATGGCATTATCTTGTATGACAGGGAAAACGAATATCCAGTTGTTTCTAAGAATGGGGCATTTGTGCAGATCATTTTGGAAGATGGTCACGCATCCTTTTATCGCACCACTGACGTTACTGCGGCGGCTGCTGACACAGCGTATGCGATAACATATGATGCGCCTAGCGGGAATGTTGGCATAGATCGGGATGCGACAGACAACAGTAAGATTGTGTTTGACCAAGCTGGTGAGTATCTTGTGATGTTCTCAGCGCAAATTGCGTCATCTTCTTCTAGCACAGTGAAGTTTTATTTCTGGCCTCGTTTAAATGGGACAGATGCGGCAAATAATACAATCATTTATTCCCTGCACCAAAATGACGCGACTGTTGTTGTTTCGCGTTCTGCAAAGTTTGATGTAAGTGCGGGTGATTACTTGCAAGTCATGTGGGCGGTAGATAGCACATCAGGTTCACTTGATGCGTCTGCTGCTACAGCATTTTCCCCAGCAGCGCCTGCAACTACGCTGCATATTACGAGGATGCACGGATGAATGCGCATACGTTAATAGACGTACTATTCAAATGCAAACCTTGGATTGAGGCCGCAATAGAGCGCTCAGGTAATTTAAACACTTGGGATGAGATATGCGCAGGCATACGTTCTGGCAAGATGCAACTTTGGCCTGCAGAGCGTGGGTGCATTATTACAGAAATCGTGGTATATCATAACACAAATGCCTTGCATGTGTTCCTCGCGGGCGGTGAATTAGATGAAATTTTACAAATGACTGAAAATGTGAAAGAATGGGCAAAATTGCAGGGCTGTTCCTTTGCCTCGTTTGACGGTCGTTTGGGATGGCAGAAACCTTTGGAGAAAATAGGCTG